ACGGCGAAGAGCATAAAGAGATTTTCGAAACTGAAACCTCTGAGCGTTCCTTCGAAGAAGAAACCAAACTGTCCGGCTTCTCAGCCGCTCCTGTCAAAAACGAAGGTTCTGCCATCGCTTATGACAACGCACAGGAAGCATTTTCTGCTCGATACAACCACGAAACCATTGCATTAGGGTTTTCCCTGACTGAAGAGGCAATTGAGGACAACCTCTATGACTCTCTCAGCGCTCGGTACACCAAGGCTTTGGCTCGTGCTATGGCTTACACCAAGCAGACTAAGGCTGCTGCAATCCTGAACAACGGCTTTGACACCGACTACCCCGGTGGTGATGGTCAGCCTTTGTTTAGTACCACGCATCCGCTAATCTCTGGTGGCGTCAACAGCAACGAACCCGCAACTCCTGCCGACCTGTCTGAGACCTCCCTTGAGGCTGCTGTTATTCAGATTGCTGCTTGGACGGACGAGCGTGGACTGCTGATTGCTGCAAAGCCACGTAAGTTGGTTGTTCCTCCGTCGCTGATGTTTATCGCAACCCGTATTCTTGATACGGAACTGCGCGTCGCTACGGCTGACAACGACATCAACGCTCTGAAGAGCAATGGTTCGATTCCAGAGGGTTACACAGTTAACCACTTCTTGACCGATCCAGATGCTTGGTTCTTGTGTACTGACGTTCCTAACGGCCTGAAGCACTTCGTTCGTACTCCGATGGCTCAGTCGATGGACGGTGACTTTGACACCGGTAACGTTCGTTACAAGGCTCGTGAGCGTTATTCATTCGGATTCTCGGATCCGCTAGGCGTCTTCGGTTCACCCGGATCGCCTTGATGTTGTGAGAGAGGGGGGTTGCAAAACCCCCCTTTTGTTGTATTCTTTAGGTACTAGGATTTATTTAGCCCATACGACTGGCCTAGCAGACGTTATAGAGACTTATGGGCAATGTGCTATAACACGAAAGGTTTATCATGGCTATTACCACGTTTAGCGGCCCAGTGGCGTCGCAAAATGGCTTTGTTGGTGGCACCGCTACCGACCCTATTTCTGTAACTACTGCTCAAAACATCTCCAGTTCTTACGGCTCAACATCGGCTACTACTGGTGATACACGACTTTCTTACAATCGTTTGGCCTTTACCTCGACGGGTTCAGGCGAGACTTTACGTGCTTTCTCTGTTGTGTCCGGTGCTAATGCTGCTACTGGCGGTACAGTTAACGGCGCACATATCTCCCTGTCAGTTAACTCTGGCGGTTCTATTTCTGGTGCTGCTAACGGCCTGCGGGTAACGCTAGGTGGCGCGGCTGGTGTAACGATGGGCGGCACTGTTGCTGCTCTGCAAGTAGATTCTGACTTGACCAACACCACCACGATCCCGTCAAACGCTGCGTTTATCCGTGTAACTAACAGTGGCGCAGGAACAATTACCAATCTGTTTAACCTGCCAGATGCTATGGTTGCCCCGATTGGTGGTACGGCTACTACTGCTACCCAAAAAATCCGTTTCGTTGATTCGGCTGGTACAGCATACTTCTTGTATGCAATCGAAGCCTAATGCAGATAACGAAAGAGTTTTTGCAATCGGAGATCAAGAAAATGGAAGAGCAACGGAACCACGCACATGACGTAGCCGTTGCTTCCCAAGCGGCTATCGACACCATGACGGCGTTGATAGACCGCCTTAATCTCCCCGAACAGGACACGGAGAACCAAAATGGCAACAATGCAATATGATGTATTTGCAACGCAGCCGCTAACAACTACTGGAGATTTCCAAGATCAAGCCAGTAACGATATTAATCGGACTCGTATCAAGACCGTATATGCGGTAAATGGTGCAAGTGCCGGTTCTGTCGTTATTCGTGAAGGTGGTTCTGGTGGCAACGTTGTACTTACTGTAAACACCGCCGCAAGCGGTACGGCTGGATACACCATCATTCCTTTGCCGGGTGAAGGCATTCTGGTCAAAACCGGTACGCTACACGGTACCGTTACTAACACAACCTCAATCGTACTTTTCTACGGATAACCAAAAAATGCAAAATCAAAAAGGTTACACGTTAGCAGGTCGCAAAGTTTTCTTTGGGATTCCTGCCTACGACCACAAGGTTTCACTCAAACAAGCCATCTCGCTAATGCGGTTTGCCCAACAAGCACCGGCTCATGGGATTGAAATTACGATTGGAAGTATTTGTGGGTGTTCCGTGGTATCACGGGCACGTAATCTTTTAGTTCAGGACTTCCTAGAGTCTGATGCAACGGATCTGATGTTTATTGATGCGGATATTAACTTCCAACCAGAAGACGTTATTCGTTTGCTGGCTTGGGTCTCTGAACCAAACATTGATATTGCTGCTGGCATCCCGTGCGCCCGTAAGACAGAAAAGACCTACATTGTTACGCTAGATGAAGATGGGAATGGCGTCACAATGAATGGTATGGGGCTAGTACGCGCCCAGCGTGTGGCTACTGCCTTTATGATGATTAAGCGTGAAGTCATTGAGAAGTTGGTTAAAGACAATCCTCAGTGGAATTACTGGGATGACAAGACCCAGCGCACGCTATCGGCAATCTTTGACTTTGCCGTAAAAGACAACTCTTACGTGGGTGAAGACTACCTGTTCTGTGACCGCGCCCGTGCGGATGGGTTCCAAGTCTGGGTAGACCCAACAATCAAACTAGGCCATATGGGCGTACAAGAGTACGAAGGAGACTTTGGAAACGAAGCCTTTTACCCACGGCTAGTTAAAGACGAGAAGATTGCAAATGGCTAAGACTCCTGCGTGGCAACGCAAAGAGGGAAAGAACCCAAAAGGTGGGCTAAATGCTAAGGGGAGGGCATCGTACAACGCTGCCAATCCCGGCAAGCCCGGCTTGAAGGCTCCGCAACCCGAAGGCGGTTCACGTAAGAAGTCATTCTGTGCCCGCATGACGGGTATGAAAAAGAAGTTAACTAGCGCCAAAACCGCTAACGATCCAAACAGCCGTATCAATAAGAGCCTACGGGCATGGAAGTGCTGATATGGATATTTTTGCCCTAGTTTGGAACGCAGCGCTAACTTTAGCGTCTGCATTTTTTATGGTGGTTTGGTATATGGCTCAGGAAAAGTTTAGAAAATTAGACCAAATTGAGCAAAAACTCAACGACACTCGTGTGGAGGTTGCCCGTGATCACGTTACTAAAGAAGAAGTTCAGCGAATTACTGAGCATATTGACGCAAGGTTTAACCGCCTTGAAGAAAAAATTGACCGACTTATTTCAAAAGGGTAAGTGATGGAACTAAAAGATCTTGCTAATTATGGTTCCTTTGGTGCCGCCATACCGGGTACTCGTTCTTTAAAGAAGGACGAGGAAGAAGAAAAACGCCGGATGGAAGAACAAGCCGCCGCTGAAAAAGCCGCTGCTGAACAAGCCGCTGCCCAAGGTATGAAAAAAGGTGGCAAGGTAAAAATGTCTTCAGCCTCCAAGCGTGCTGATGGTTGTGCTACCAAAGGCAAGACTCGCGGAAGGATGGTGTGAGATGGGAATGAAATCTGGAACAGTAGAGGCGCAACCGGGCGGAGGCTCGTCTGGTGGTAGCGGGGCGATGGGTAGTCTGCTTTCTAAAATGCAGTCTGCTGGCGTTGATATGACTGGTGGAACCGCCCCAGATGAAGGGATAAAGAAAAAACTTCGTGAGATGGGTATTGAAGTTTATAAAAAGGGCGGCAAGGTAAAGTCTGCTTCTGCCCGGGCTGATGGCTGTGCTATTCGGGGTAAGACTCGTGCCTAGTGTTTCAGCCAAGCAAGAAATATTTATGCAAGCGGTGGCTAATAATCCTAAGTTTGCAAAAAAGGTGGGCGTACCAACGTCCGTAGGTCGTGAATTTACGAAAGGAAAAGAAATGAAAAAGATGGCTGCTGGTGGTATGCCGATGGTTATGAAAGATGGTAAAAAAGTCCCAGAATTTGCTGCCGATGGTGTGGGCAAAATGAAAAAAGGTGGCAAAGTTAAAAAGATGGCTGGCGGTGGTCTGGCTGGTGGTCACAAGTCTGCTGATGGTGTTGCTATGAAAGGTAAGACCAAAGGTCGTAAGGTCGCTATGAAGAGTGGCGGCTACATGAAAGGTAAGTGCTAAATGCGGCCTAGCCGGGGAATGGGGATTATCAACCCCTCTAAAATGCCAAAGGCCAAGACGATCACCCGTAAGGATGATCCGAACGAGGTCAAGATGTATGCCAAGGGCGGTGAGTCCAAGGTAAACGAGGCAGGTAATTACACCAAACCCGGTATGCGTAAGTCTATATTTGAGCGGATTAAGGCTGGCGGTAAGGGGGGTGCTCCGGGTCAATGGAGTGCCCGTAAGGCCCAGATGCTGGCTATGCAGTATAAGAAAGCAGGCGGTGGATACAAAGATTAAATTCCCCACCTATGATGCTAATCAGGATGGGAACGTTTTTGAATGGTTAATTAGTACAGCCCAAGACTTTAGGAAGATTAGGCAAAGAGAACGATATGTCGAACTTGAAAAAGCCGCAGCAAAGTCTGAAAGCGTGGACTCAACAAAAGTGGAGAACTAAAAGTGGCAAACCTTCTACGCAAGGATCGCAGGCTACAGGGGAAAGATACCTCCCTTCCAGCGCCATCAAAGCGCTCTCCCCGCAAGAGTACGCCGCGACCACGAAAGCCAAAAGAGCCGGTAAAGCAGCCGGAAAGCAGTTCGTCGCCCAGCCTAAAAGAGTGGCTAAAAAAGTTGCTCCGCATAGAAAGATAGGATGATATGGCTGAAAAGTGGATCCAAAAGGCTATCAAAAAGCCCGGTGCCTTGAAGAAATCTTTAGGGGTCAAGGCTGGTGAGAAAATCCCGGCAAAGAAACTTGCTACAGCGGCTAAAGCCCCCGGCAAACTGGGCCAGCGTGCCCGTTTAGCGCAAACACTTAAGAAGATGAAATGAGTACAACTGGGACGACCACTTTTAACCTAGACCTCAATAACCTCGTAGAAGAGGCTTTTGAGCGTTGCGGTGCCGAGTTACGCTCGGGCTACGATATGCGTACTGCACGTCGTTCCCTTAACTTATTGACGATTGAGTGGGCTAATCGGGGTATCAACCTATGGACTATTGAGCAGGGTTCAATTCCTATGAACCAAGGGCAGATTTGCTACGCCCTACCTGTAGATACCATTGATTTGATGGATATGGTGATTCGTACCCAGACCGGTATTAACCAGTCAGACATCAATATCAACCGGATTTCTAGTAGCACCTACTCAACTATCCCTAATAAGAACGCCCAAGGCAGGCCGATTCAGGTGTGGATTGACCGTCAGAGTGGATATGAGAACATCACAACCAAGACCTTAACCACCACGATTACCGCAACTTCCAACACCATTACCTTAAGTTCTGTGGATGGATTGAACTACGTTGGGTTCATTAAACTGGGTAACGAGACCATTGGTTATAACGAAATATCAGGGAATACCCTACAAAATTGCGTTCGGGGGGTAGATAACAGCACTCCAGCGGGGCATACCGCAGGGGCTATTGTGACGGTTCGCAACCTGCCCAATATCTGTGTTTGGCCTGCTCCAGATCAGTCTAACTTTTATTCTTTTGTTTACTGGCGTTTGCGTCGTATTCAAGACGCTGGTAACGGTATTAATACCGAGGACATTCCTTTCCGCATGATCCCTTGTATGGCGGCTGGATTGGCTTATTACCTGTCTTTGAAGATACCCGATGCCATGAATAGGATTGAGATGCTGAAGGCGTCCTACGAAGAGCAGTGGGCATTAGGGTCGAGCGAGGATCGGGAAAAGGCGTCTTTGAGGTTGGCTCCACGGCAGTACTTCTACTAAGGTAAGTCATGTCCGGCCCAAAGTTTGCCACTGGCAAAAAAGCGATAGCGGAGTGCGATAGATGCGGATTTCGTTACAAACTGAAAGAATTGAAAAAGTTGGTTATCAAGACCAAAAATATCAATTTGCTGGTTTGTCCGACTTGCTGGGAACCGGATCAGCCACAGTTGCAGTTAGGAATGTACCCGGTTTATGACCCACAGGCTTTACAAAACCCAAGGAACGATAAAAGTTATATACAGGCAGGTCTTACAGGTATTCAGACTAACCCGTTAAACTTGCCGAATGAGGATGTAGATGCTTTTGGAACGCCGTCCGGCGGTAGTAGACAGATTCAGTGGGGTTGGGCGCCGGTTGGATTAAATGACCCCTTGCAGTTATCTGGGTTAATCAATAACCTAGTGGCTGGCGGGGAAACAGGAACCGTAACAGTAACAATTACTTAGGAGCAGAACATGGATATGAAAGCAGCATTGAAGGCACACATGGCTAAAAAGGGCGCTAAGGCTCACCCTGATGCCAATGTAAAGAAGTTGGCTAAAGGCGGTAAAACCAACCTACAGATGAAGCAATTAGGTCGAGGGCTGGCAAAAGTTGCCAACCAGAAGAAGGCTATGTCAATGGTTCGTAAAACGGGGATTTAATATGGATAAGCCAGTCAAACAAATACCAATTACGCCCAATAACAGTGGGTACCCTAATAACGTGCCTAATACGCAAACCCAGAAAACTCGTGGTACTGGGGCAGCGACCAAGGGTACGGGCCATAGCAAAAAGATGGGGTAAGTTGTGAACTACTCGACGTTGTTTCAGACCATACAAGCCTACGCTGAGAATAACTTCCCAGATACGGTGGTCGCAACTACCACTGCTACGACGACATCTTTTCTTACAAAAGATCAGGTGGACACGTTTATTCGTCAGGCCGAGCAGAGGATATATAACAGCGTCAACCTCCCGGTAATGCGGGAGAACGTAACGGGTAGTTGTACAAGTGGTAACAGGTTCTTAACCACGCCTACAGATTGGCTTTCCACGTTTTCATTGGCCCGAATTAACGCTGATGGAAGTTACGATTACCTGCTAAATAAAGACGTTGAGTTTATTCGGGAGTCTTTCCCCATTCCTGCCACTACAGGTGCTCCCACTCATTACGCTATTTTTGATGAAAATACGTTCATTTTAGGGCCGACTCCAGACGCAGACTATACTATGGAGTTGCTCTACTACGCTTATCCAGCGTCTATTGTTACGTCTGGTACAACTTGGCTTGGGACTAACTTTGATTCCGCTCTTCTTTATGGATCATTGTTAGAGGCATATGCGTTTATGAAGGGTGAGAAAGATGTCAATGACAACTATGTAGCCCGGTATAATGAAGCGCTTGCCATGTTGAAACAACTTGGCGAAGGCAAAGACCGTCAAGATACATACCGTACAACTCAAGCAAGGGTTCAAGTCCGATGAGCAC